AAGGTCTTTAACCTCTAAAACTCGCTCGGTTAAGTTAACTTGACCTGCAGGGTTAAAGTCGCAAGTTGCGTCTTGCAAAAAGTTAGTTGTTTCTAAACGTTGGATAACGCTTTTGAATTTTACGTTCGGCATAACGGTTACCCCTCCGCCTTCGATAGTTGGTGCGCTCAAAAGAGCCGCAGAAACGTACTTACCTGCCCATTGACCTGCGTACGTTGTTGTAATGTTTGGATTTGGCATTTTTTCTAATTTTTAGTTATTTATACATTTTGTTTAGTACGGAATCCATAATCCCGCGTGGTGCTTTAGCGCCTATCTTAACGAAGTCCGCTTTAGCTTCATTTTCAGGGTTAAACGCGATAGGCTCGGGTGTTTCGCTAAGTTCGGTCGCTTCGGTTGCGGTCTCGTTAACTTTGGATAACTTTGCCAATTCAGCTTTTAACAATTCGTTTTCTTCTTTAAGTTTTTCCATTTCGCTAAAGAACGTTTCTTTAACTATAGATTCAATAGTTTTCTTTGGAGCAGATACGGGTGCGCTCATTTCTTCTTCGGGCATAGGCTCGGTTACTTCCTCTTTGGTTTCTTCTTCTACTTCCTCTACTTCTTCCTCTTTTTCTTTAACCTCGGAAATAATACCTTCTTCAACGATTACTAAAATACGTCCGTCTTCTAATTCGTATTCTCCAACGGGAACGGCTATCTTTTGTTCGTCTTCCGTTACGACAAAAACTTCTTTACCTGCTTCGAATGAATCCGCTTCGATTTTGGTTACTCCGTCGCCCATAAGCATTTGCTCTAACTTAATTTCTTTGCTAAGAAGGCTTTTAATGTGTTGTAAAAGTGTGCTATTTTTCATTTGTGTTTATTTATTTATTAAAATTTTCTAAATCGCAGCTATTTTAACCGCATTTGATTTACTATCTAATGAATCTTTTAATCCGAATTCAATTAATCCCTTAAGTTTGGTTATATCGTTAGGAAGTTGAACTCCTAATTCTTTAGACATTTTTTCTAATTGACTATATTTATCTAATGCTTTTTTATATTCATCTGCGGTTTTTTGAAATGAAGATTCCATTTTACTTGCAAAAGACATTAATTGGTCTGTGTTTGCTTTGTAAGATTTGTTAGCAGCATTGTATAAATTTTGCACGTCCTCAACTAAAGCCAACTCGACTTCGTGTTTACCTAACTCAACTTTGTTAGCTTGAATTTCGTCCGCTCGGTTAATTTTGTCTAAAATGTTTTTCATAACTTAATAACTTATTTGATTTTTGTTTGTTGCATTTTTATGGTAGTGGATTCCAATTTGGCGCGGGTGGTTGTGGTGGTGTAACATCCCCTCCTATACCTTGGTTTTGTAGTTCGCCTGTACAACATTTACGCCTGTATTTTCCGTCTTTACATAGGCAGGCTCTTTTACCACTTGTACGGCTTGCCCTTGGTTTATTTCCGTTTTCATTCATCCTTGACCTTTATTTAGTTTAACGTAATTCTTTGAACTCTTTAGTTTGCTCGTTTTACTTTTGGCGTGTACGTTAGGACGTTTTACCTTGGGTTTTGCAACGTGAACTTTAACGTTAGTTTGCTTTGCCATTTTTTATTTGTTCTAATTTACGTTGCGCCCATTCTATACCTTCGTCGCCACCCCAAGCTAACCAAGCTAACCTACCGCATCCATCCCCTAATTCCTTAGTTGAATGTTGGCGGTGTCGCTCAAAACTTGCCATCCGTGAAATCGTTTCTTCCGAAATCGGTTCTCCGTTGGCTAATTGGTTTGCCCGTGCTTTTCCTGTAGCCTCTAAGCAATCACCCCAACCATTTTCTTCTGCGTATCTAATCGCTATTTTAGCGTTTTCGATTGCGCCTTTTGGGTAGTCCGTGTAAGATTCTAATTCGATTCCTAACAACCTTTTGAGTTCGTTTATTACTTCGGTGGCTTCGGCTTCTTCTGCGCTCATTTCGAACTTATCCGCAAAGTAACCTTCGATAGAAAAGCCTTTTACTTTACCCTCTTTAACATCGTTCCAAATTTCCTCGTTATTTACTTTCATCGAAATCATCCAAGTTCCTTTAGGCAAGTCGAATCCGTATAGTTTGCTTTTGTCTTTTTCTTCGTCTTCGATTATCCAACTTTCTACAACGCTTAAACCTGTAACCTTTTTTTCGTGTTCGTAGGTTGCGTTATTTTGGTTTGAGTTGATTAAAAAAAGTTCGCTCGCTTTTCGAATCGTGTCGGAACTAAAGTAAATATAGTATTCTTCGTTCTTTGAATTTCTGCGGTAAATTTGTTTATTAGGCACTAAAGCCGCGCCCATTAGAATTCTCTTTTCGGAATCTACCTCCTTTAATTCGATTTCGTGTTTTTTTAAGGCTACAAAGTTTTCCTCGATAGCGGGCGAATGAACAACGCTAACCGCGTCTATTCCGCTTTGCGGGTCTTCATCGTCTATAATGAGTTCGATAATTCTCATAACTAAATAATTTTAATTTGGTTAAAGTGTTGCGTTTTGTATTCTATTCCTATCCAAACTTTGTGCGCTTGTTACTTCGCCACTAACTACAAATGCTTGCGTTGGTTGTTGCTGAAGTTGGGCAAGTTGGTTAAGTCCGTTATTTCCTACTACATTAAAGTTAGGGGCTTGCATTCCACCGCCTGCGGAAAGTGAACCACCACTAACACCACCACCACCGCCACCGCCACCCGAAGAACCGCCACCTTCGAATTTTTGAGCGCCAATTTTAGCGACATTAACTAAACCCGCTGCAACGGCTAACCCTGCTGCTATTCCACCTCGAACGGGTGAACTTGGGTCGGGTAATGGCAAGAATTGCGAACCATAGGCTGCGGTTGCATTCATATAAGTGTCGATTAAGGCGCTTGCCATTTGAGCGGCTTTCTTTACCTTGAATGCTTTACGTGCGCTTTCTATTCCTTTTTTTCCGAATAAGTCGGTAAGGTCTTGAATAATGGTTAAGCCTTGTTTTGCAAAACCTACATTTCTTTCAAGTTCTGCGCGTTTACGCTCTTCGTTTTCTTTGTCGTACTTTTGATTAATAGCGGCTACCTCCCTTCCTCTCATTTCGGCTATCGTTTTTTCGGCATCCGCGTTACCTTTAGCCATACGCTCCATTTCGGCGTATTTTTCTGAAATCAAATAAAGTTCTTTGTCTTGAGCGGTTAAACTTGCTTGGTAGTTTTCTTCCTCCATTCGCTCGATTTCCATATCAAATGCTAACTTTCTTTGCTTTTCATCGTCTTGCATTTTCTTTTGAAAATCCTCCGCACGTTTTTTTACTTCGGCTTGGTACTTTTCGTCAATCGCTAATAAATCTTTGTTTAAAAGTTCCTTAGCGTTTTTTAAAATATCTTTTTCCTGTTGGGTTAATTTATTATAAGCGTTAATTTGTAATTCTTCCGTTAATTTATTGTAAGTTTCACGGCTTATTTTTCCTTCTTTGTATTGGTTATCTAAAGCGGTTTGTTCTTCCTTTGTACGTTCTTTTAAAAAGTTGTCGCGGTAGTCGTTAAATTGGTCTTCGCGTAATGCTTTTTCTTTTTCTATTCCGTCTTGCATTAACGCCAACCTTTGGTTTTCTGCTTCTTCTTCTAATTTTGCAGCGTCTTCGTTTTGTTTTTGTAGGTTGGTTACGTAATCTTCGCGTTTTTTCTTAGCTGCTTCCCTCGCTTTTTCGGCGGCGGCTTGTGCTGCTTCTGCGGATTTTTTATTATTGTTTACTTCATTAATTAATAATTGGTTTTGTGCATCTTTGATTCCCTCGGTTAATTCAATGCGTTGTTTTTTTATATCTTCATATCTTTTAATTGATTCACTATCAGTACCTACCAATTTTTTTAAAGTGTTTACTGTTTGCTCGGAAGCCCGTATTTCTAACTCAATTTCTTTAAGTTTTTCCTTTTGATATTTAATCGATTCTTCAATTTTGAGTTTAGTTAGTTTTTTAGTATCCTTACCTTGCGCGTCCATTAAAGCAATTTCGCGCTCGTATTGTTTTTGGCTTGAGTTAAATTGCTCCTCCCTTGCGGCAGCTAATTCTTCACGTGCTTGTTTTTCTGCTTCTAAACGAGCCATTTCATTTTCGTGCGCTTCTTCGCCTGCAAAATCAGTAAAGCCTAAAAAGTCCCCAACCGCTTTTAAAGATTCAATAACGGGTTGTAGAGCATCTAACAATAAATCAAAGTTTGCGATTAGTAACCCAACCGCTACAATTATAGCACCTATTCCCGTACTAATTAAAGCAGCACGAAAAGCCTTTAACGCTCCACTTCCTGCGCCCACTACAAAATTATAGGCAGTTTGAACTCCCGTTAAAACTTTTTGCGCCAACGAAGTTTCTTTAATTCGACTATATAGGTTTTTCATCGAACGCCCCGCATCTTCTAACCCTTCTAAACCCTGCGCTAAAGCCATTGCGCTTTGCACTTTAAGCATAGTTTTTTGAACGTTTTCCGATTCAACACCGACTAAACCTAACCCGCCTTCGATAGCGCTAAAACCACTTGCGACCGCGGACATTGCTTTACCCATAGCGATAAAAGTACCTTCGCCCTTGTACGATTGTAACAAGTCGTTAGTGTCTTCGATTTGGTCTTTCAATTCAGCGGCTCGTTTGGCTGCCTGTGCGGCTTCGGTAGACGTTTCCCCGTAAGCTGCCGCCATGTTTTGCAATTCTACAACCGCTTCTTTATACTGCTGTTTAAGGGTTTTAGTATTGTCTTTTATTTCGAGTTCAATCGTTCTTTTTTCTGCCATTTCTCTTTACTTTTATTTCGCGCATTCCTTGTTTCCAAAGCCCTTTAATGTCGTTATGTAGTTTATATTTCCCCTTTGCGATTTCGATAAATTCGTGTTTTCCTACGAACTCATCTACTTGTAATAATCCAATTATTTGTTTTATGTAACTCATCTTATAATTATAATTTGTCCGTTAAGTATTTCTCCGTTTGCGTATTCGTATTCTACGTCAATAAAAATAACATCGTTTCGCGATTCGGTTTCTAAGGTGTATCCGTCTTCTGTTATTCTTGTATCGCTTTCCTCGGTTATCCGTGTCGCGGTATCTAAAGTCGGTAGGGTTATTTCTACACTTCTATCTTCCGTTATTTCGTCGGGTGTTATGACTACGTCGGAATTTGTAGAAGTAAACCTAACCGAAGCCACAGAACCCGTTTTCGAAGTTACGTTAGGTAACGTAATAGGAACTACTACTACGTCTTTGTCGGGTGGTGGTTGCAAAATATAAACAGGGTTAACGGGCATAAAATCGTTAAGTAATTCGAACTCCGTTACGCCTGTAACTAAATTCGTTTTCATTTGATTTATTAAATACCTTTTATCCCTAATTACTACCCTATCGTTTAGTTGGATTCCTGTAAGTATTGAAACGGGTAAGTTAGCCTTTACCGTTGTTAGCCTGTTTTTAGGGTTAAACAAGTTAGCTAAATACGGAAAATAATACGTCGCAAAAATACTTTGCTGAATCGGGTACAACCAATAGGACGAAGTTTCGGGGGCAAAGTTTATTGAATACTTAATACCGTTGTTCGTTAAATCCTGCCCGAACATCGTATAATTAAAATTTGTAAAAAATCCTGAGCCGTCCGTATAATGTATATGATTTGCTAACGTAACACCTCCGTATTTGTACATCAGTAAAGGCTTTGGAATGTACGGACTAAACGAACTATCTAACGAATAACCTACTTGTAAGTTAGTACCCGTAAATTTGTTAAATAGCATATTTTCAAACGGAACTTCTAACGTAAATTCGCCTCCGTCGTACGGGTATTGGTATTCCGTGTTTCCCCATTGTTTCAATCCTAGTTCGAAATACTTTTTATTCATAAAGCCTTCGGAATCTTGAAACTTAAAACCTATTTTTTTGTAAAGTTTTACGCGGTCTATTCCTATTTCGTCTTTGTCCGTAAATTCAGTAATGTCTATTACTGCTCCCGCTCCGTACCAATCCGCTAAAGGAACTATATTAAACGTGTTTGGCTTAGTGCCATAGCACGTTAGGTTAAATTGTTTAAGAATACCCGAAATAAAATCCTGCACCTTCATAGTAGGCGCTAAGGTTTGTAAATCGCTAAACGTAGTTAGGTTGTTTACGTTTGTGTCTACGGTAACAAAATCAGTAAAAAAGTTAGCCCCTATAAAATAACTAACCGAGTAGGTAATATCCAAGGTAATAGATACCGCCGCGCTCGCTCTTAATTTAAATTCGTAAACATCATATAAACCTTGTACATTTGGAATGTTAGTAATGCTTGCGTTTAAGGTAAATCCTTGACCTTGCGTAGTTTGATAAAGTGAACCATTTACGTAAGTATCTAAATAATAAATAACCGAAGGGTTAGAGTTACTAGCTACCGAAAAAGTTATGCCCATAAAAGACGCTCCGTTTTGGTAGTAGACGTTTAACACGTTTTGCGTAAAATCAAAAACGTAAGGTGGCGAACTTGGGTTAAGGTTGTACGTACTTCCTCCCTGAGCTATTACTGAATTAAAGGTAACGTTTTGCGCTTGCCCGATAAAGTCGAAATCGTTTTTATTTTTGTACCATAGGTAAGCCTGTTTAAATCTATTATCCGTTAAAAAACTTCCTGTAAACGTTACTCCGTATTGCATTGCAATTAAATCGAAAATACTTTTAACTCTAACCGCAGGGAACAACTCGCGGTAATCTATTGCGCCCGCGTTGTTGCTTATATTGTTTGGTCCCGTGTTTGAATACCAATTAGGAAAATTACCGCTTGGGTCTACCCCTTGGTATTGCCAAACTCGGTTCGAAGTTATTAGCGGGTAACATACGTCCCAATCAATAGTTGGGTTTGTTATGCGGTTGTATATTTCTGTGAACGAGTAATCGTGGTCAAGTGTGGAATGGTCTAAAACGCTTAGTAAGTCCTCTCCTACTAAATCTTTAAGCGTAGTTACATCCCCGTAAAAAGTTATAGTGTAGGAGTTAGGTTGTCCGTTTTTTAGTTGGCTCTTTTCCATTTGGATTTTTCCCCTTCTAAAAAATGTCATATCTATTTCTATGTAACCCTCTAAACGTTCTTGGTAGTTAATAGAACTATTTAACGCGTTTTCGTAGAAGTATTGCCAAATAGCGTTATTATTCGCGCTCGTAGGTATTGTAAAGGATTGCGAAAAATCGGTAAACGTTTTCGAAATGTCCTGTATGTTTTGAATAGTAGAAGTTACCTCTATACTTTCATCGTTGAATAAATCTAATTGCCTACCTTCTACAAAAATTCTAACCTGCCTTTTCATTAAATCACGTTGTTAATTAAATCGTAGCTTTCTTCGAACTCTAAAGTATAATTTATTTTTTTGTTGTTTAGGTTCTTTTCTTTGTTAAAATCTTTTGTTTTCATTTTAACGGGTTTTCCGTCTAATAAAATTCTTTCACTTAAAAGTAACTGCTGAAGATTTGAATTAAAGGATTCGTCTACCCATCCCGTATTTACTCTATGGGTTATAATTCCGTTCGTGTTAAATACTTGTCGTTGGTTTAGGTTTGTGTCCCATTGTGCAGAAGCCCCTATTTTTTGCATTAAATTAAACTCGCTTGTGGTTGTGTTTAAACTTTCGTAGGAGGCTTTGAAAAAGAATTCACGTTGCCAAGTTCCGTACATATTGATAAAGTCCACTACTTGTACATCGTAGTAGCATTCTTCTATTGGGTAAAACGTAGCCTCCCAAACTAAGTTGGAAAAAGTATCAAACACTTCTACTTTATTTCCCGTCAAATAATAAGGAGAATAAACGCGGTAAAGGTTGTAAATCCCGTCCGCAGTAATGTTATTCGTAAAACTTAATCCCGTTTGAAGTTGCGTATATTTTACGCTATACCCATTTTCTAAATAACTTACAAACGTTCCCGCTCTTTGCAAAGGGTTGGCAATAGGAATGTTATTCGCACCGCTCCAAAAATAATAATTCTTAGGCTCTAAATGAACTAAAAATAAATTGCTAGGATTAACCCCCTGTTGATAATATCCATAACCGTCGTAAGCATAAAAATTAAGCGTGTCAATTAGTACGTAAGTTCCTGCGATTAGGTAATATCTTTTAACGTCTACTAAAATGTATTCGTCTACGTTTAACAAAGCCGTGTTAGAACTAAAGTTGTTTTGAAAACTATCATGCTTTATATACTCCATCAAATAAGGAGAAATGTTATAAAGCGTTTGCGTATTGTTACTCGCGGGAATCAGTTTTTCGAGCGTGTAACTTGGTAACGTTGGAGGTGTTGTTCCGTCTTTATATATGTATAATTCTATTTTACTTCCTGTTTGCCCTACTACGTCTATTTCCAAAATAAACGGGCTTCTAACGAATATTTCACTTATAGCCATAGTTCTTCATATTTTCTTTCATTATTGTATTGAATAGTTCCTCGCTTTCCAAACCGTAAGCATCTATCATTTCGTTTGGTAATGTTTTAAATGCTTGTTCAAATGGCTTGGTAAAAAACATACTAGGCTTTATTCCTTTTTGCCAAATAGAACGCGTAATTATAAATGCCGTAGCGTCGCTACTTAAAAACCTTCCTTTCTTGTCTCTAAATTGAATGCTACGATATTTAACCCATTTTTTTATTCCTTCGGTTAACCCACCTTTTTTACCCGAACCCGAACCAAACCTAAAGCTACTTAGGCTTCGTCCACTACTTACACCCTTTACCCCTTGGTCTTGGTAAAACCCATATTCCTCCATTTCAAAATATAAACGAATAGAATTAGGCATAACCTTTACTTGGGCGTTTAATGAATCCCTTAATTTGCCCGAAGCGGATTTTTGACGTAGGTTACTTTTCGCTTTTGCTATTACATAGTCGCGAAATTCCTCGAGTGCTTTAAGTTGTAACTCCTTTTCCATTAACAGCGTGTCATATCGTTAGGGAAGTCAACATCGAAAGTCATAGCCCAACCCGCTAAGTAATTCTCAAAGCGTTCTATAAAAGGCTCGCATACAGGCGCACCATTCAAGTGGTATAGGTTGTCCCAAATGTTTCCGTGTTTTAGCATTTCAAACGCTCGGTTAAGAATCGCTAACTGAGTATTTAAAACGTCTATTTCGTTATCCGCAGTTTCGAACGTGTTAGGTGCTTCTTCTTTTCTTTGGCTTACGTTATCCATAGCAAGTAAAGTTACATTCGCGGTCATTACGTTATCATTAAACGTAACTTGATTAACCATTATATGAACTAACGGGAAAATCGTTTGTTTTCCTAAGTCAACGTTAAAAATCGAACCTTGCGAAACGGTGTTTACTAACGGGTCTGCGTTAAAGTGTGTTTTAAGTTGGTCTAATAAGGAGTAATAGCCATTCATATTCTAGGTTTTTTCATTTCCATTATTTCTATTTCTGTTTTTTCCTGTTCGAAGGTAAGATAGGTAAGACATTTAAATAATCCGTATTTTGTAACTTCGTCATATTTTGTAAGGTCTCCTTTAGCAAGTCCGTATATGCTTGAATACCAACCCCATTTTTTTCCAAACTGAGTTCTTGCGCTAAAGTCGCTTGTTCTTGAGTCATCTTCTTCGTTTCCGTTTTTAAATAGTTTAGGGTAGCGGTTAATAACTCGCTTCCTAAAGTCCAAAAAAAAACGCTTGCTCCTATTGCTATGTCCATAGGCGCGTACTTCATTGCTTCGCTGAATTCAGATGCTCCGTTATATTCTAAAATGTTATATTTTTCTTTTCGTGTTTCCGTAATTGGTCGGTACATTACTGCCATAGCTTTGTTATAATCGTCCCAATTAGATAGGTAGTTGTCTAGGTCTACGTATTCCCCGAAACTTATATTTTCTAAGTCGGGAATAAATCCGTATTCAATATTTCCAATTTTGAATCTATGTTGAAACTTTGGCTTAACTGAAAAGATTTGATTAAAATGTAAAACCAAATCGTTAATGCTAGTTAGCTTCATTTTAACAACCTCCTTTAATTCTATTCCGCAAAATATTTCAATCATTTTTTGCGCTATAAATTCTTCGTCGTTTGAATTCTTTTGAACCTTCAGGAATTTTTGATAATTCATTAAAGGAATTTCGCTAATTGAACTAGGAATAGTTATTTCGACTTTCATATATAATTAATTATTTATTTTGGTTTTTGTAACTCATGGCAACTTCATAAGCCTTTAAAAGCATTTCGAAGTGAACGGGAAACCTTTGCATATTGTTAAACATTATTTGCACCCTTACCCCCTTACGAATGTAAATGTATTCCTCAACGGCCCGCATCATTACTTGCATATCGTCCGTCTTACCGTATTGCATAGCTTCCGTAATTTGCTCCTATGCCCAACGTTTCCATTTCGTGGTAACGAAAAGCATCAATAGCGTGGTTATTAAAGTCGATAGGCTTATTTAATCGTTTGCCTTGTTTGTCCGTGTCCCAAACATACGAGCGCAATTCTTTGATTAAATTACCGCTGTTCGCAGTAACTAAGTATTCGTTACGTTGGATAACATCTATTCCGTAATTAATCGAATCCTTACCTTTTGTTACCCCTTTAATCGTTATTCCGTAGCGTTTAATTTCGTCTATTGATTTTGGTTCGGAGGAATCAGCGTAAACAGGTACGTGTTTTGGTAGGAGTTTCGCTATTTCGCTATTTAGTAACCCTGTTTGGTAGGCTAACTCGTTAACGATTCGTTGCCCGTTGTAATTGTATATTTCAATAATAGCGGTCGGGTCGTTTGTGTAACCAAAGTCCAAACCTATTCCAAGCAACTTCGCTTCTTTGGGTATCGTATCAATTTGTTTCCAGTTTGAGAAAACAACCCCTTCGAGCATTCCTAATTGCCCTTCGCCGTACACCTTCCACCAATTTGCCCAATAACTTGACGTCTTCGCTTTGTCTCGATTCTTTTCGATTTGTTCGATAATGCTTTGGTCTAACGCTTCGTTATCCTTGTACGTCAATATTAAAAAATCGGAGTCGGGTTCATCCTTTAATTCAGTATGCACCCAAAATTCGTTTGCGGGGTTGAAATCTAAATAAACCTCTTTTCGTGTTCGAATAGCAAGTTCGTTATAAGAATCAAACGTTACGTTATTACATTCGTTGATATAAAGAATGTCGCGCCTTGCTCCCCGTAGTTTACTCGAATCGTCTGCGGAAAAGAATTCGATAACGCTTCCGTTCTTAAATTCGTAAGTAAGTAAAGATTTGTTAAATTGGTTTTCGTTAAATCGGTTTGTCCACTTTAGTATTTTAATAAAGTCCTTTAGCGCACCCCGTCTTAAATGCGGTATAGTTTCCGCTACTACGCTTATTTCTAAACTTGGAATCGTTACCGCCTTGTTAATTAGTACGGCTAAAATTGAATAGGTTTTTGAAGCCGAAGTACCGCCCTGTATTATTTTAATCCGTCTTTTAAGGGCGAGTACCTTATTCGTTGCTGTTGTCCTCTTGAACATCGGGGAATAAAGGTTGTTCCATTAACGTTTGTTCTATTTGCTGAACGGGTGCGCCGTAACCGCTATCCATTAAAGCCTTGTAAGCGTTTACGTCTCCTTCCCGTGCTTTTTTAATCAATGCCAAAGTCATTAGGTCTTCTTGCGACATCGTTTCGTTTTCGCCTGTAATTGGATTCTTTAACGACTGATTAACTTCTAACCAACGGCGCGCTATTGTGCTTCGGTTCTTACTTCCTTTTGGTCTTCCTGCAGGGTTTCCACTTTCGCCTTTCTTAAATGGTATTAAATCTTCTTTGCTCATTCTGTTTTTGTTCTGTTATTTTAATTCAACTCCATTACGTTTAATAACTAAACTCGGGTCAAGTTTTTTCATTCGGTCAATGATAACTTGGCAATACTTCGGGTCTAATTCCATTCCGTAGCACTTGCGTTTAAGTTGGTGTGAAGCTACCATTGTTGAACCTGAGCCGAGAAAAAAGTCAAGAATATAATCTCCTTTTTTACTACTATTATTCAGTGCTCTTGTGGGAAGTTCTATAGGTTTTTGAGTTGGATGAAATTCATTTTTGGATTCTCTATTTACATCCCATACTGTAACCTCATTTGTTGGCCCGTACCAATACGGTGCATTTCCTTTCTTAAAACAATAAAAGCAAGGCTCGTGTTTTTGTTTGTACTGAGCAGATAAAGCTCCAAACTGAGCTATATTTTTATTCCATATAATTTGACTGCGTATCTCAATACCATTATCCCATAAATGAGAAGCCATATCAGCATAACCTGCAGCGTGCCATATATACATAGGTGCTTTATCCTTTGTAAATAGTATTATATTAGGTAAAACTTCTTGATATATGTTCGTGTTTTTTTGGTCATTGTCAAGTTTAGTTCTTTTAGTCAAAGCTCCACCCTCATAATCTACTCCATATGGAGGGTCTGTAAATACCATATCAGCTTTCTCTCCGTTCATTAACTTAGCCACTTGGTCGCTATCCGTACTATC